ATTTACGGCCCGAACATTGCAAAACCAACTGCGATTACATGGCACATGTCGGGACAATCAGTCAATTTGTGGGGCGCAGGTCGGCACGGCCCAAGCAGTCAGTATACAAGTTTTACGCTCACACCAGCGTCGGGGACATTCAGTGCAGGTCTTTTGCAGGTGTACGGATACAACGACGGAGCATAATGATGGCTACATGGACTAGACAAGAACTAGAAGAACTACACCCCGACGGTTCGGTGTCGGTACAAGTTGACGACACCGTTACCGTGATGACCAGCGAAGAATGGTCTGCGTGGATTGAACAACAGGTTGGTACAGAGAAGCCGGAAGAAGATATTTCTTCTTGATTATTTATGGTATTATTGGGATAATAGGATAGATACTTATGGCGATTGATTTTCCTGATTCCCCATCCGTAGACCAGCAATATTCTGTTGGTGATCGTACATGGACATGGAACGGTACGTATTGGCAGCTGTCTCAGACTTCTTCTACGTTTACTGCTTCTGACGATTCTCCTTTGAATCCTTCGGCGGGTGATATTTGGTTTGAGTCTGATACGGGTAAGACGTTTATCTATTATGATCAGGCTTGGGTTGAGATCGGTTCGGCTACTGATTTGTCAGATATTCTTTCTGATAATGATGGTGATACTCTTGTTCAGGTTGAGGCTTCTACTGATGAGGATAAGATCCGGTTTAGTACTGCTGGCACGGAACGTATGACGATCAGTTCGGCTGGTGCTGTCGCTATGACAGGAGATTTGACTGTTGATGGTGATCTCACGGTTTCCGGTACGACGACCACGTTGAATACGACAGAGTTACTGGTTGAGGACAATAAGATCACGTTGAATTCTGGTGCGACTGGATCTGCGACGGTTGATGCGGGTATTGAGGTTGAGCGTGGTGATGATACAAATGTAGAAATTTTGTGGGATGAGACTGCTGATGCGTGGAAGATTGCGACGGACTTCACTGTAGACACAGACACTTTGCATGTTGACTCAACAAATAATCGTGTCGGCATTGGTACAACCAGCCCTGCCGAAGAACTGGATGTGGTGGGTGATGTGCAAGTCTCCGGCCGTCTAGGTATCGGCAGTGGGATTAGCGCAGAACTAGATATCAAGGGGGCATCGAACCCTGAGATTCGTTTGCAGTCAACAGACAGCAGTGACCCGTTCTTGTATTTCGGAGATCAGGTTGACGCTGTTCGTGGCGGTATCGGTTATGACACTTCTGCAAACACTTTGCAGTTGCGTGGCTACAACAACTCCACTCGTTTGACGATTGATTCGTCTGGCAATGTCGGTATCAACGACACTACGCCGTCGTACAAGTTGGATGTCAACGGAGACATAAATGCAACAGGCGATGTACGGGTCGCTGGCGCACCAGTCGGAAAGGTTTTAGTTTATGAAGGATCAGTCGGCAGTGGGGTGTCGTCGTTCACAGCATCAAATGTTTTCAGTTCTGCCTATGACAATTATGAAGTAATTGTAAGTGGAATGGATTGCTCTATTGATGGGGTTGTTCTAGGTCTTCGTTTAGGCAGTTCAACAACCGCCTACTACTACGGAGGGTATTACATTATATATTCGAGTGGTGCTAGTGGTTTTTTTAGTTCGACAGTTGAGACTTCTTGGGGTGTCGGCTACACCGACACTAGGGGTGTTACCGGTTTTGTCGCTCAAATTCTTTGTCCCAATCTCGCGATTAGAACAAAGTTTACTGCGGTTAGTCCGGGTAACAATGTCCAGCGTTCTGTTGCTGGCGAGCATAGTAGTAATACTGCCCATACATCATTCACTCTTTTGCCATCGTCTGGCACTATGACTGGTGGAGTGGTGCGTGTATATGGGCATGTGGAGGCATAGTGATGGCAACTTGGACGAGAGAAGAACTTGAAGAACTACACCCTGATGGCACTGTCAACATACAAATAGACGACGATGTGACTGTGATGAGCACCGAAGAGTGGTCAGCATGGATTGACACACAGGTTGGCACAGAAAAGCCTGAACCACCGGAGGCTAACTGATGGCTATTAATTTCCCTAATTCACCTAATAATGGTGATATTTATACGGTAAGTGGTAAGCAATGGATTTATGAGGATGGCAAGTGGGCTACGTATGGTCTTGCTATTGCTCCTGATACGTTGAAGGTTGATTCTGTTAATAACCGGGTTGGTGTTAATAATCTTACCCCGGCTGTTGATTTGGATGTTACGGGTAATGCTGCTGTTTCTGGTAATTTGACGGTTGATGGTAATATTACGGTTTCTGGTGATACAACGACGTTGAATACGACAGAGTTGTATGTTGAAGATAATAAGATCACGTTAAATTCGGGGGCTACGGGTTCTGCTACGGCTAATGCGGGTATTGAGGTTGAGCGTGGTGATGATACAAATGTAGAAATTTTGTGGGATGAGACTGCTGATGCGTGGAAGATTGCGACGGATTTCACGGTTGATGCTGGGACGTTGCATGTTGATTCGACGAATAATCGTGTTGGTATCGGTACAACCAGCCCTGCATCTAAGGCAGATATTTACACGGACTCTGCGGCGGGTTATTTGTATCCTTTGACTTTGAGTGCGAAGAACGCATCAGGAACCAAGAAGGATTACGTCAAGATAGGCTACGGCATTGAGCAAGGTGCGGCTGGTATTGAGGCCAGCGGTTTGCGTGTTCAGACTCTAAGAAATGGCGCAACTACTGATGCGCTGAGTTTTACTGGTGCAACTAACGCACAGACTTGGAACTTCTACACCGAGGGTTCTTCACGCATGACGATTGATTCGTCTGGCGATGTCGGTATCAACGACACTACGCCGTCGTACAAATTGGATGTCAACGGAGACATCAACAGCACAGGCAACATTCGCTCAAATGGGGTTTCCATCACAAGCAATCATGGCTGGCACACAAGGATGCTATCGGCTGATGCCATAACACTCACTGGTTCTACTCAATATGTGACGTTTGGTTATGACGATGTTGATACTGACAACTACCATGACACAACCACCAACAAGACAAGAATTTACATTCCGTCAGACTTGGGTGGCTGGTATGCCATAAGTATGAGGGTGGCAATCACGTCATCAACTGTGCCTAGTTTATTGACCTGCTTCTGCCGACCAAACGGAAATGGTAACTCTACACAGGGAAGTCTTATTGGGACTATTGTCCCGCAAGCCGTCTTTGGGGGTGGAGGCTCTGTCAATGGAACTATTTATCTAAATGGAGGCTGGTACATTGAAATGGGTGTATATGCCACTGGTGGTAGCAACGTGTCTTTATTGGGTACATCCACAGGTCAATACACGACCGTATTTCACGGAGTGAGAGTTTCGCCATGATTGTTCAACTTGTCGCAGATGGTATTGACACTTCATCAATAGATATGAATGACCTGATACCAGTAATGAAGCATTTTCGCAACACACTTCTTGCTGAGTCTGATTGGGCTATGGCATCAGACGCACCAACCGACAAAGAAGCATGGGCAACGTATCGTCAGGCGTTACGGGATTTCCCTGCAACGTGGGTTCCTGCCGAGACAGCCGAGTTCCCTGAACCACCGGAGGTTAACTAATGGCTATTAATTTTCCCACCAGTGTTGAAGCGTTGGAGGCTAACTGATATTTTGTATGCTACAATTGTAGTGTATGTTTAGGAGGAATAAAATGAATAGATCTTATACCGGATATGACAATACGGCTTCTGGTAAGCGTGCCGGTTTTGAAAAACTTGTTGATCTTTTAGAAGACCATTTTGGTCTTTGGAACAACGGTACTTATGGTGTTAGAACAAAGCGTGGTAAATCAGACCTTTCGGTTCACGCCACCGGTAGAGCGGGAGATTTGTCTTGGAGAGGTGCCCCGTATCGTGGAACAGGAAACTATCAAGATGCTGTTCGTATGATGGAATTCTTGGTAGACAATGCAGATATTTTGGAAATTGAAGCTGTGTTTGATTATTATCCAAAGCCTTGGGGTAGAGGTTGGAAGTGTGATCGTAATGCTTGGTCGGTGTATGACAAGAAGGCGTTTAGCGGTACTCCCGGAGGAGATTGGGTCCATATCGAGATTTCAGGTAAATATGCCGATGATCCAGCTTATTATGAGCGTGTGATTGGTGATCTTTTGGGTAAGGGTGTAAGTGCTGTTAAGCCTGCTGCTAAGACTCAGACTCCACCTGTGGACAAGACTCCTTGGTTCCAAGTTGGTTCTAAGGGTGAGGGTGTCAAAGAGGTTCAGCGTATTGTTAATGCTCAGCCTATAGATGGTGATTTTGGTCCTAAAACTGAGGCTGCTGTTAAGGCATGGCAGGCAGATCATGACCTTCATGTTGATGGTATTTGGGGTCCGGGTTCCGATCAGCACGCTAAGAGTTGTGATTGTAAGACTGATGCTCCTGCACCTGCGGCTGCACCGGCTCCACAAGCCCCTCAGAAGGCCCCAGAAGCCTCTGTAAGCCATCCTTATCCGGGTGAGATAATCAAGTTCCGTTCTTCTAATAAAGAGGCTGTGAAGCTGATTCAGGCAAAAGTCGGAGCTAAGGCGGATGGGGATTTTGGTCCTGCTACTCGTCAAAAAGTTCGTGACTGGCAGTCTGCTAATAGTCTACGTCCTGATGGGCTGGTTGGTCCAAAGACATGGAAGGTGATGTTTGGATGAGAGAAAAAATCATGTATGTCCTAGCTGTTGGTGTAATGGGTTGCATTATGCTAGCTATTATTGGGGATTACGTGGTTGCTTCATTTGAGACATTTGAAACCGGTGAGCCGGTCGATGTTTCTTCTGATGTTATGACACTTGTTCAAACCGCTCTTGGTGGCGTTATTGGTATCATTGGTGGATACTTTGGTGCTAAAGGCTCAAATAAAAGCGACGACTAAAATTTAAAAATAAACGTCTAGATGATAGTCTAGATATATAATGTCATGGTTTAGTCCATCAAAAACAAGGTTTCTGCCTGCTATTGCTGTTGTTTCTCTGGCTGTGCTCTCTTTGTTTCCGAGTGTGGCGAGGGCTTCTGCTTACACAGTAACTGAAGAGTCTGACTGGTACTTTAGTATTGATAACGATGACACTCTCGTCGTTATCTATGGCAACAGTAACGAGTCATGCGAAGCAGTCACGACCGACCCATATTTGTGGTTGTATGATGACAACCCTGAATCAGCGGGTGAGTTGATCGCTCAAGATGATGACGGCAACCACAACTCCAATGATCAATGTGTGTCATCGAAACTGTATGTAACGCTAGCATCTGGTGATTATCGATTGCGTGCTGGTTACTGCTGCTCACAGTACGGTGTTGGCAACTTCCCGAGTTGGGGTGATGGAACCTATGAACTTGTTACAGATTTAGCATTTGACGGTGTTATGCCTAATACACCTACAACAACTACTACAACGACATCCACGACAACGACAGAGCCTCAAACTATTGGACCTCCAATGAATTTGACGGGTCAAGTCACGGAAAATGGCGTATTTCTTGATTGGGATGCACCTAATACTGGCAATGTTAATCCTGAAAGATACGCCATATCGTTCCGTATACCGCCGAGTGCCGGTTGGGGTGTTGCTACAGGAAATGTTGGTGATGAAAATGCTCTAAATACTGAATACACACTACCTTTTAGTATTTTTGAGAATACAGGCGGTTTGGGGGAGTCTTATGTCTTTGATGTTCGTTCAGATAATGATACACTAGGTGTATATTCTGGGTGGTCTATACAGATCACCCTTTTAGTAGAGGAGCCAGTACCATCAACAACTACAACCACTTCCACGACAACCACCACATCGTCAACAACCACGACGATTCCTCCAACCACGACAACCACAAGTACAACAACTTCTACGACTTCAACTATCCCAACGACTACAAGTACGACAACTACGACAGCCGCTCCGACAACAACGAGCACAACAACGAGCACAACAACTCTTCCACCTACTACAACGTCCACCACTTCCCCAGCAACGACAACTACCACTACATCGTTGCCACCAACAACAACGTCAACGTCTACAACCACCACGACTGTCCGGCCTGTCATCACAACGACGACTGTGCGCCCTACGACCACTATTCCTACGCCGCCCACCACAACCGTGCCGGTATTTCAAGACCCTCATGATGCGGCTGTCGCAGAAGAATTAGAAGATTTAGGCTTAGATGTATCACCTGAGCAGGTTAAGGAGATTGATCAAGCTGAAATTAAAGTGGTTGAAAAGCTTGATTCAATAAGCAAAGATCTTGCTGAAGAGTATATTGATGTTATTGACGGTGATGTGACTGTTGATGATATTAAACATCTGGTTGAAGACGAAAATTTTGACGATATCCCGGATGAAGCTAAACAAACCCTTGTTGTTGCCTTGAACGAAACGGATGACGAGGTTAAGAGCGAATTCGAAGACGCTGTAAATATCTTTGAAGATGAGAACTATAACGATTATGTTGCTGCTGGTTCTGCTATTACGACGGAGGATCGTCGTACAGTTGTTGCAGCAACGGCTGCTGTAGCAGCCACGGCTGGCGCTGCTGCTGGCCCTTCTGGTCCTAAATCATCTGGAGGATCAGGAGGCGGTGGTGGAGGAGGCTCTGATGGTCCACGTAAGCGTGGAGGTTCATCAAGGAGGTCTTAAATGATTAAAAAAGCTTTAAAAAGAATATTGAAGGAAAGTTATTCGTTAGCTTGGACTCTTGCAGGCACCGGCTTGGTTTTGATTACCTTGTCCGGTCAAACAAGGGATTGGGGCATTTGGATAAGTCTTTCTGCCCTTGCAGTGCATCTTCTTGCGGTTATTTTCATATCAGAAGACGATCTTTAACCATATACCTCTAATCGTTTTTTAGGTATAATGGTATTATAAATAGTAAGCATCGTTTGATGCTGAATGGAGATTTAAATGGATGACGTAAAAATTGATACATCAAAAACTCTGACGCTGACTCTTCCGAGCGATGCTGACTCCAACGCTGTTACAGTTGTGTTGACACATGAGTTTGGTGATGTAGTGCAGGCATCTACTGCTGCAACAAGATCGTCCGAAGGTGTATACACAATAACTTATGGTCAACAGGATTCAGGCATTTATGTTCTAAATTCTGCTGGTAAGCATAGAGCTGATTTTACTTATTCGGTCGGTGGAACAGAGTACACCCAATCTAAATATATTAATGTTTATACCCCTTATTTGACTTGGACAGAGTTTTTGGGTGCTCATGCTGAATTGAGCAGCTTTGCGTCTCAGTTTGATGCCTTTGAGAAAAGAGCAAGGAATATTATTGATACTTATTGCGGGCAGTCTTTTGAGTACTACCCTAATAAGAGTCTTACATTAGATGGTCGTAATCACAAGAATTTACATTTACCTATTCCAATTGCAACTTTGAGAAAAGTTACGTTTAATCCCGGCGATTCTGATGCCGAGGTGATTCATGACTATTCAGATTCAAGTCTTTTGAATATTGAAAAAGTAAGACAGCCGTTTAATTTTGAGGCTTCTTTTTACTTGAGATTTAAAGCAAATATTGTGCAGACAAATACATCTAGAATTCTTGGTAAAACTTTTAAAGAGCATTCTGATTACAAGGTTGAAGGGGATTTTGGTTGGAGATATGTTCCAATGAACATCAAGCAAGCTGCTGATTTAATTATTGCTGATTTGATGAACGATGATTCTGAATATCGTCGTCATGGTATCACAAGCGTAGATATGGACACAATCAGCTTTAGCATGAAAGGTTCTTTTTACGAAAGCACTGGGAATATCGAAGCAGACGTTCTCCTTACAGACTACACTTTGTTTGTTATGGATTATGTTACCTGATGTCGTACAGAACTTTTTTAAGATACTATCACAAGGTTGATGTATACAGCAGAACAACTACTGTTAACTCTGCTGGACAAAAAACCGCTTCTTTTTCTGTAACCAAAGCGGCTACCCCTTGCGTCTTTCAGACAATTAGCAGCGAAAGGCGTGTGGCACCGTATGTTGATAATGTTGATGAGTTTCAGTTAATAGTTCCTCATTCATACTCTTCTTATTTCACATATGCTGGTCGTGTACAAAATATTGTTGATAGATACGGAAATGTTATCGAGGCTGGGCCGTTTGAAATTGTTCAAATAGAGAAAAAAACTGGTTTCAATGGCAAAGTGAGTCATATTATTGTAACAATTAGACTGATTGTGGAGCTGGCATCATGATGCAAGTTCGTATAAATCCAGCTTCAATCGAAACAATGAGATTCTTACAGAACAACATTGATCAATTCCCCAACAGGGTTCAGGCAGCTAAAGGTAAAGCCGTTGTCTCTGCTAAACTTAAAATTGAACAATATATGAGATCTCAGTACGGAAAAGTCGGTAGTGCGATGGTTGTTGAAGAGAAGGTGGGGCCAGCAACAGCGACTGTTTCTATCCGTCCAAAACGGGCAGGCCGTCCAAACAGTAGAACTGGATATTCTGCTGCTTGGGGTGCAAACGTTAAGTTTTATGGAAGAAGGAGTTTTAGTTCGTCAGGCAGTGTTCAAATTTATAAATTAAGAAAAGGCAGCACTCCTCCTTATCCACCATATATAAGAAGCTTTAAAGTTAAGGCTACACCAAAAGATATATCTTTTAGATCAAATATTAGGCGTGAATCTCGTCGCATTTTGGAGAGAGAGATGATGAAATCTTTACGTTCTTATGGATTTGGTCCAAGAGGTGGCGTGACAAAAGGAATGACGGACATTTAAGGAGATATTATGACTATTTCTACATTAGCAGTTTATGATATAAATTCTTTCTTGGCAGCAGATTCTAGTTTGCAGACTATTGCTGGTAAAACAATGAACTTTTACCCAATAGTCGGGTATGGTGAGGATACACCTCCATTTGTTGTTTATTATGTAAATCCTTCGGTGCCCTCACTGGAATCGCATTGGAATAGGTATGACAATGTTACATACAGTATTTATGATTCTGATATTGACCGGTTGTTGAAAATTACTGAAAGATTTATTTATCTTCTTGGTCGGGCAGACACAATTTCCGAGTCCGGTGGTGTCACCGGGACTAATACTAGAATTTTTTCTTCATTTTTAACTGATTCATCTTTGGAAGAGGCTATTGAAAAAGACGGTTGGTTTAAGATGGATTTGTCATTCACCATCTACTATGTCGCTTCTTAATGTGGTATTATAAAAAGATATGAAGTATACTACTATTACATACGTAGGAAGGTCTGGTGGAGGCTTCTTCGCTAGAGTCGGGAAAACGGTTTACGAGTTTGAATGGCAGAAAGGTGTCGGAATC